TTGACATCCTTGATACCATCACCCTAGGAACTGAGTTCGGAGGTGACGTTGAGGCCATTGTCGTGGGCACAGAGCTTGAGTTCGATGGTACACTGAGTGGTAGTCTCTCCGTTCGCTATCAGTTGGGTGGAAATACACCCGAAAAGGTGCAAATCAAGGGAAGTGGCAACTTCATATACCCGCTCGGGAAGGATGATGAACCGAGTATCACAAGTTTTGATTTAGTCTGTGAGACAACTTTCCCAACTCCCACCTATCAGTGGAGCTACTTCACCGTAAGCAATGGTTCTTGGTTGAACATCGCAGGAGCGACCTCCAACACACTGAGTGTGGCCTACAACAGCTCGTATTACAACAATGACTCAAGTGTCAAGTTCCGCTGTGTGGTCAATGGGGTGAAGGGAGCAATTACCCAAATCAGCAAGATTCAGTTGCAGAAGAGCGAGACTGCCGGATACCGAGGTGCAGTGGTTGCCACTACTCCTGCAAGCATCGATGTTCCTTCTCCTGTAGTCGGTGATGTGGTGTTGATGGATAATACCTCAGATGGAACAGCTACAGTCTATGGAGAAGCTCATATATATAATGGGGAAGAGTGGGTAGCCACTGAGGAATCCGATGCGCTTGCCATGACGTATAAGGATGCTCTACAGCTTGCCGAGGACAGTGGGAAAACAATCTATGCTTCTGAGATTTATGCTGACTTGATTGTGACCAAGAGACTCAGAGTGCAGAGTGGCAACTTCTTGACCAAGATTAATGAGACCGATGGTGTGGACGTAACGTATGGTGCCAACAAACTCTTCAAGGTAGAACCACTGACGGGTAAGATTTATTTTGGTGAACACTTTTGGTATGACCCATCTGATGGAAAGATACATACCACTGATGATAAAATCGTAATAGGTAGTGATGGAACCCTTAATGCAGTTGACGGAAACTTTACAGCTATCGATGATGTGTCAAGAAGTATATCCATAGGCAGTAATGGTATCCTTGCGAAGGATGGAAATGGTGTTGTTATCCATGATTTACCAGATGAGCCGATATTGACAAACAACGCCTATCTAGGGCATGTCTTATGGTTCCAAGATTCCAGTACCTATAAAATATACGATGTGACGAATTTTCCTATTAACACATGGACGGATGTAACGTGCCTTACTGCTGGTTCCACAAATGTAAAAGCTGGAATATTCAAGATATATCTGAATAGTGATAATAATAACTCTGGAGTTGTCGAACCGTTTAATTTTGTATGGTTACGACCGAAAGGCTCTACTTGGACAGCAAGTGCAGATGCAAATACTCCGGAGGGAAGATTATATTTTGAGGATAGAACAGGTGGTATTGATAGTACCGCATCAGTGTATTTCCTTATTTGTCCTATTGGTACTGATAATAAAATACAGTTCAATGCAAATGCACAACCATCGGGCAATTATAAACGGATTGTTATTAATCAATTAGGGGTATTAATATGAAATATAAAATAACTACATCAAAAATCAATGATATTGAATATGTCACCGGCTGTATACTTATATCCGAAGCTGACCAAACAGGTATTGCTCCTGCGTATTTGATAGATAATCCGATTCCAATAGCTGATGAAAAAGGTTTGTTACAATATGCTTTTGTTGACGGTGAGATTATACATAAACCTCAAGCATATTCAAGGGAACAGTTGAATAAAAAGGAAATTGCGACACTCAAGAAGTATCTCAGTGATACTGATTACATATATACAAAGTGCTTGGAGCTTGGGCTTGATGTAGATATAGAATATGCCGATGTCGTATCCCAGCGAAAGTCAGCAAGGACTCGTATCCAAGAACTGGAGGTATGTTGATGAATATAATTGACATTTCCGTCAATTTCGTCTATAATAACAAAAAAGGAGACTTTGTATGGCTCGATACAAATACAGCGAGAATACCAAGGAAGTAACGGATATTTACTTCGACACCGAGACCCACGGTGAGTTCATGGGTATGGAGCAGAGTGGAGAAATGAAGAAAGTCACTACTGCTCGTATCAAGGAAAAACTGCTCGGTGAAATAGTCCTTGGTGTAGACTGGCAACAGGAAGTACTCACCATGACCTCAACCCCGCCTGTATCACCCACAGAAGGTGATAGGTACATCGTAGGGGCATCGGCAACAGGGGATTGGACAGGGCATGATGACTACATCGCTGAGTACATCAGTGGAGCATGGGTGTTTCTTGCACCACAAACTAGGATGGGTGTGTTCTCGTATAATGACATGTACTTCCTCATTTACTTGGAAGGGGAATGGCAACTGTTGGCTACCCTTGACGAAATCACTGAGTTGCGTGATGAGGTACAAGGATACAGGGATGAGATTCTTAACGACCCCGGCTTTCAAGCGGTAAGTGCTGATTTAATAGGGGACGACAATATTGGTGCTGTGGCAGATGCACTCGCCATCATTACCGCCGTGAACAACAACTCCACCAACATCAACATTGTTGCAACCAACAACACCAATGTGACCACCGTAGCAACAAGCATCAGTGCAGTCAATACCGTAGCCACAGACCTTGGTTTGGGAGCAAGTTCACTCATCAAGATAGTTGCAGACAACATTGCCTATGTAACCACTGTAGCAAATAATATCAGCAATGTCAATACCGTAGCAGGACTGAATACCGAAATCACCGCACTCGGTGCACGTACCACAGAGATTGATGCTCTGTACGCTCAGCTCAGTACCATCGCAGAGAAAGAGAATCTTTCCAACAAGAAGTCCACCCTATCAGAGAACTCCGAGACTTACTATCCCAACCAGAAAGCAGTGAACGATGGTCTGAATCTGACCATGGCAGAAACAATGGGCTTTGCTCCAAGGAACTTGATGGACGTGTTCGGGACTGCTACGGTTGCCGAGACGTTCCAAGCATTGCGTACATACTGCAATCAAAACGGCTCATACAACACCCATCTTGACGGTTTCAGAAAATTAAGACTTGGAGACTATATTGACCTACCCTCCTTAACGATGAGTGCAGATTCAGTAAATCCGCTGGTGTATCCTGCACGCACTATCAATAATGATTATAATAGACTGAGGGTGGAGATTGTAGGATTTGACGATTATTATCAAGTGGGTAATACCGCTATACCTTCCCAGCATCATGTGACCATGATGTTCAAAGACATCCCAACAACAGCTAAATTCAATGATACGGATACGACAACGGGAGATTACCCCGGTAGTATGCTATTTCATTGGCTCCACGAACAATTTGAATCGGCATTAATTTCCGCTATCAATGGTGGGGGGGCTACGGTTGTTGAACCATTAGCTGTAGATAGAATCATCGGTACGGTTGCAGGCTGGGCATGGGTGGGAAGCGAGAAACTTTTCCTCCCGACAAATGTAAATATTTTTGGTACAACTGGTTTTTCTCACACAAATTATGGGACAGGTACACAAACACAATTTGCACTCTTTGCTCTGAACCCAAATAGAAAGATAAAACGAAACAATAATTCACGCTCGTATTGGTGGTTAGCAGAACCATCGGCAAATTCGTCTACCAACTTTTCTCATGCCGACTCCCAAGGTCACTCTAACACTCACGGTACTAGCCTTACTTATGGTGTTGTCCCCGCTTTTCTTATCTGAGTATCTGTGAATCCGTCCCTCGGAAGAGGGACATAAAGGAGAAAATATGAGTGTCATTGTGTCAAAACGTAGTATATCCAACATGCAGTTCTATAAAACTGCAAGGGATTTAACCAAGATTAATAGAGAGGTAAAAGTATGATTTATTTATTTTTAACTGACATAGGAATCGACCCACATACCGTCAAAGAGTATGGAAAGGGTGAGTTCTTGGGTGAAATCACCGAACAGGAATGGCAACAAGCAGACCAACTTGCAAGGATGATTGATGGAAAGCTCTTCCTCGGTAAAACGCAAGCGGAGAAGGATAGAGAGCAAGCTGATGTAGTGAAGGCAAAACGAGACAGTCTTATCGATAAAGAGAATTGGCGATACACCCGATACAACTCTGAGGTGAGACAGGGCTTGACACCATCGGATGATATTGTGGCCCTTGATACCTATATGCAAGCACTCAGAGACATTCCAGAGCAAGTGGGATTTCCTTGGAACGTGGAGTGGCCCACATTATGACTTACACAGACCTCTTTTCAATGAGTGGATGGCAAACGATAGGTGATGATACTCAATACCTTATCTACGAAACAGAGAATGAATATGCCATAGCTTTCTATGGCTCAAATTCAAAAGCAGACTGGAAGAACAATTTTGCGTTCAGAAAAAAGCCATACAAGAACATGCCGATTCCTTTCTCTGTACATCGTGGATTTCTCAAGGCGTGGAAACTCATCAACGACCATTTCATCGACCTTGTAAAAAATGTGAATAAGCCCATCACTGTTATCGGCCATTCGTATGGTGGTGCGATAGCAACTTTGTGTATGGAAGATTTGTGGTTCAACTACCCTGACAGAAGGGTAAATTTGAAGCTGATAACCTATGGCTCTCCAAGAATCATAGGGTGGAAGAATTATAAGAAAATAAAAGAGCGATGGTGCAATTCAATTATCTACTCAAACCGTATTGATTTGGTGTCTTGCTTACCACCATTCATGTTTGGATATAGGCATGTGAAAAAGAGGACGTTCCTCAAGAGCAAGCATCCAATGAGATTCAAGGAAAACCATATGATTTGGAATTATACAAAGGAGTAACATATGTGGAACACAATAGCATGGTTGGGTGTAGGGAGTGCGGTGGTCGCCTCCCTCATGGAGCTCATCAAGTTCAAGGCATACAATAACAAGGCAACGAAGGTCAAGATGACCCTCCTCGGCTTGCTGTTCTCGGGTGTACTATCGCCTGTATTATACTTTGGATTCGCCTTACTCGGCACACCAGTTGCTATGGTGCTGTATTGGATTATCATGTTCATCGTACAGAAGTACTTGGATATGAAGGCAATCAGACCGATAATCAAAAGCATCATACAAAAGAAGATGGAGAAACTATAAAGAAAAGCCCCTTGATTGGGGCCTTTCTTTTACTCGGGTGCCACGTATGTCTTGATGTAGTAGGTATCCTCCCTGCCTTGATGTTGCTCCCACTTCTCTATGGTGGTAGTCAGCTTGACTTGGTTGATACCCATTGTTCGAATAGCTTCCACAAGGTCATCCTCGGGTGCTATGTCGAGCGTGGGTCTCGTGGGGGGCGGGTCGAAGTCCGTGAACAGAACCTTGTTCGTGGCGGTCGTGACCGGAGTGGTACAGCTACTGAGTATTAAAATCAGTGCTATGCTGATTGATAATATGAATAATTTCCTTTGCATCCTTACCCTCCTTTAACTCGTCTATCTGCTCATCTTCTTTCTGGTTGATTTCTTTCTCAACCACAACCTTCTCCACAAGGGCCTCACGCTTGGCTTCCTTTATGTTCTTCTCTTGTTTAAGAACCTTTATCTCCGTTTCCTGTTTCTTGACCTTCTTCTGTAAGTGCGTTACAAAGAGCGTCACCACTAGGACAATCACACCGCCTACAGCGGTCAGTATCTCAATCATCTTCATCACCTCCAAAGTCAAACCAAATCTGACCAGTTTCATCGATAATCATTCACCACCTCCTTGAATTTCTCAAATGAATCAACTACTACCGCAGTACCACCTGCACGCCGAATACGCTCTATCTGTGCTTTCTGGATGTCACTGACACGGCCTTTGCCATCGGGTCTCTTGAGTTCCACCGCAACGAAGTGACCATTGATACACATGAGAATATCCGGCACACCGCTTGCTTGTACGGCAGAACCTACTACTTTCAAAACCCAAACCTCCGGCAGGGTCTTAACCCACCGGAGGCATTCTTTCTGTAGGTCGCCTTCGAGCTTAGAGGTCGTCATCTTCCTCTACTTCATCGTCCTCTACCAACTCAATAAGGTACTTGATGTTGGCGAATGTGCCACCCTTCTTGCCCTCGTTGTGTTTAATCATGGCCTTGAACCGCTTGTTCAAGAACAGCCCTTCCAAGTCATCGGGTGAAATCTCAGTGCCTTCCTCGGCAGTGCCACCCAAGGCAACATCGCAACGCTTACCGAGGATGTCGACAGCCACAGGATGGTCGAACTTCAACTGCTCTCTGAGGGTTGCACCATTGTCTGCGCTATATATGAACTCCACAAGGGAAGGTCTGCCACTCGGCAGGAGCTTCACGCTTGTCACTGTGAGAATCTGTTCGCCTTCTGGAACCAACTGATAACCGCTTTTCTTGATGGTAATGTTCATACTATTTTTCTCCTTTCTTCTTGAGCGTATAGGTTACGCTCTTCTTCGTATATTGTTCATACAGTCCGTCTTTCTTCAATGCGGATGTATCCACAGAACTTCTCTCACTCTTGGTCAGAGTCCAGTTCCCAACCTCAACCTTCGTGGAGTCCTCAGCCATTCCCTCACTGAGTGTCCGCTTGAGAGCGTCCTTGAGGGCCTTGATTTCAGTCTCCAACGTATCCAATCCATGCTTCTCCCTTAGGGAAGCAAGCTCCGCCTCTTTTGCATCCAAGAGCGTAATCATCGAACCAAGAGAAGTGTCCTCATCCTCGTCCGGCTTCTCCGTCTTGAGTGCCTTGATGATGGTCTCGTCAGCCTTGTGGTCAATCTCGGGGGAGATTCCGGTCTCCACATATGACTCCCACCACTGCTCGGCATAGGCCATCAACTCAGAGATTGTAGTGGGTTCACCATCGAACATCACTGTTGCTGTCTCTGTATCAAAAGTATACAGCCTTACGTTCTCTCCGTCAATAGGGACGAAGCGGTCGGGGTGCATATAGTCCTCGTCATCAAGGAAAGCTCCGATTACGAAGGTTCTCTTTGCTCCCTCAAGGTGTCCATACTGCAACGCCTGCACCAACTTCTCATCGGGAACACCATCACCCCAATCCTGCGCACGTCCTGTGGTCTTGATTTCTATGACCGCAACCGTCTCGTTGTTGATGTTGACGACCTTTGCGTCCCACATGCCACCGAATACCTTGCTCTGTCCCTTATAGAAATCGTACTGCCTCTTGACCTCGGGCCACATGTTGCCGTAGAACTCGGCAGGACTCTTGACACCATTACCGAACTGCTCCTTAGCCCAATCGATAAGGATAGGCTCGATGGCATTTCCTGCTTGGGTGTATTTGTTCTCGGTGAAGGGTTCCTTATACACTCTACAGATTTCACACCATACTGCAAACGGACTCTTCCATGGATTCAAGCCGAGTGCGCTTCCAAGTCTTGTGGCCGTAAGCTTCAATGGTCGTTTCTGTGGTTCATCAAGAATCACCCTTGTTTTTTCTTTATTAAATCGCCAGTCCATCATACTCTCCTGCTTTCAGTTCGAGCTTGGTAAGGATGACCGTAGCACGAGTCGCTGTGATACCTTTCTCTACCTCAGTCAAGGTTTTCTCACCGTATCCCTCGTCACCGCTTGCTTCACGGATTTTCTTGATGCCTTCCGTGATACGAGTGACATCTTCTTTACTTGCAGGATTGTCGTCCTTGACTGCCTTCTCCACATCAGCCTTCTTCTCGGCAGGAGAAGTGAACTTGCGCTTGGTGGTAGCCTTGGGGCCTTTGTCGGCCTCGGGGTCGTCCTCGGCATCGGATACAAGATAGTTGGTCTTGATGAAATCCTTGAGCATGAGGGTCTTGGCCTTGCTGAGTCCCTTGTCAAGGTTGTCAGCACCTTGCGACCAAAGCATGTAGGTCTCCTGCTCGTCACTGTCAACGTCCTTGATAGTGAGCATTGCGTGATACAAAGTGAGTATCATCTTGTCACTCTTCTCAAGATTGTTGATTTGGATGGTCACATCGTCCACCTTGTGGCGGAGTCTGTTCTTTACCAATGCCTTGCGGAAGATGGTCTTGTATTGCTGAGCACGGACGTACTCATATGCTTGACTGGGATTGTATCCATCCTTCACGAACTCACTGGCGAGTTGCGCCACGTCATCTGCAAGCTGGAACAACTTCTGCTGGAATGTCATTGGTTCCTCTTGCACTTCTTTCTTCTCCTTCACTGCTTTCTTCGCAGGTGCTTTCTTTGGTTTGACTTCCATTTCAACTGGCTCGTCCTCGATGACCTCTACGTCCACGTAATTATCCGTTTTCACTTTTTTACTCCTCTTCTTTCTCTTTGGTTTGATACCCAAGAACTCGTCTCTTCTCTTTGTTGCAAGTTCAATATACCATTGTTTATCAATCTTGTCAACACCCAAAATACCGGAATTATCAACAATCGCATGTTCGGGACAATTCGCTATCCTATCCCTTCTCCCATCGGCCTTTATCTTGTAGACAGCACCGAGTCTCTCGTCCTTCCCAGCATAGACCCTGTTGGTTCTATTGACCTCCACCTCACCGAAACCATTGACATGGACAACCTTCTCATAAGTTCCCCCTGCCTTGGTTATCATCTGGAAAGCAAAAGGGTCTTGCTCGTTGTTGATGGTTTCCTCAATGGGTATCCCATCGAGCAGGTTGTTGGTGATAGCACGACAGACTACTGACATGGAATTATGCTTGAAACTACCACCCTTGTAATCAGAGACGACACCTCCCTTGACCTTAATTTTCCCACCGAGTTCACGCATGACATAATTGTTCACATCACGCTGTACCACTACCTCAATGCCTTTCTCCTCCATTTCAAACTGTGTCAATTCTTCCCATGTGCAAACAATGGAACGAACCTCTCGTATCCATACTCTATCAATGGAAAACATGATACCGTCTGTGTTAGAAGATATGAGAGTAAAGGATGGTACATGATTGGAGAGTGTGTTAATCAACATTACAAGATACAACTGTCCGCTGATACATGTGCTATGGGCCATGAGGGGGTCATACAAATCATTATACTTATTGTTGGAAGCCCCGTAGGTCGTGTTTAGAACTAGTTTAAGAGCGTCCGATGTTTTCAAATCCTCTTTCTGCTTTGCCTCGATACGTTTATGAAAAGTGTCCTCGAAAGTTTCTGGGTCAGCAACATTTCTACTGAGGTATCGATTCTTAATCATCAGAGAAGGATAGTAACTTTGCACATCGTAGTTAAGAATGATTCTTTTATCAGTGGATACTTCGGAATAATTGACCAGTGCACCGTGGAGTCCTCCCCATCCCAACACATGGGGACAACCTGCTATCTCAATCGAAAGAGAGCGATAAGGATTCCTGCTCTTGACCACTTTTCCATCTTCATCCGGTACACCTTCTCGTCCAAAGAGAATGTCCAATGGTATTTCTCCTTCTGGAAGGCGGTCAAAGAACTCAAAAACCTCCTGTGGTACCAAACCCTTATCCACATTCTCCGGATACACATACGCCCTCTCATCGTCCCTCTCCACACGTTGAGCACCCAAGAACAGGGCGGTGAGCTTGGCATTCGTCATATTAAGTGCCGATTTCACATTCAATCCCTTCATTTCAGCCAAAGTCTCCTTGGCCTCAAGGTAAGGAAGGCGAGCATCGTAGAGCGGAATCAAAGCCTCCACATCGTGCCAACAATATTCCTCCAACTCCTTCCACTGTTCCTTGGTTGGATACTCTGTGTTGAAGTCTACCTCGGACTCACGGATATCCATCTTGAGATTGCCCTCAATCATCTTGAGAGAGGGGCGGGTCGGCAGGTCGAGCATGAGGTCGAAGGACTGGGGCAACTTGACCCATCCCATGTCAATCTCCCACCCCTGCATACCATTGATAATGATTGCATCGTTGACGGCTTTCACGTCCTCCGGTGTCCCTCCTGCGAGGATGGCCTTGATGATGTAGTTGTCATAATGCTTGCAGTTGTACCCACAGAGGAACGGCCTCTCCGTCTCCAAGAACTCCCTCAGCATCGTGCTGTCATTGTGTATTGCCACCCGCTTCTCCTTGTTGGTTGCACAGAACAACCAATCATGGGGAAGCACCTCGGTGTCAAAGAACCACACTTCGTCTCTCCAGTCCATACTTTCTCCTACATAATGTCATGTTCCCGCAATACACGGAACACATCTTTTTCTGATAGTTTCAGCCTACCAGCAATCTCCTTGATTGTCAAGACCTCGCCAAGCTCCAATATGCGGTCAAGTTTCTTTGACGGAATCTGCTTTTTCTTCTCATGGCTCTTGTATAAAGGACAACTCGCCTTCATGCAGTGCCATGTCTCTTTCTTCCTGTCGTAGTAGAGCGTCTGACCACATTCACACTTCCTCACGGTCAGCACCCAACTCTCCGGTATCCTGTCATCATCAACGATATGGTAGTATCTGTCCATCATAAGTCATCATCCTCATCATATGCTCCCCATGACCATTCACTCGTGGTGTGTACGGTAAAATCCTTGTGCTTCTCCAACTGCTTGTAAATCTTCAACTCCACTGAGTCCTGTGCTATCAGCCAGTGATATTGGCATTTCCTCGGATTCACAGCGGTCTTGATTCTGGCCCTCGCCTGCTCCATCATCGTGGTGGAGAGCGATGGTTCATAGAACACCATATGACGAGCGGTGTAGAGGTCGATGCCTGCGTTGGCTGTGGCATACTGACACACGATGGCACGCATATGGTCATGCTCTTGGAACCACTTCCATATCTCCTTGTCGGGTTGGTCTCCATCGAGTACCACGTGGGGTAGCTCGTGCTTCCTCAACTCCTGTACCACACTGCGGATTGACTGCTTGAACTCACAGAATATGACAATCTTCTCATCACCTATCTCATCAAGTAACTCACCAAATGCAAAACGCTTGGTGTCGGCTATGACATGGGTCTCTCCCTGTTCATCAATGATGAAACCACTTGCCACCTGTCGCATCTTCATCAGCTTGACAGCGGGATTGTCGATAATCATGTCGTATTCCTTCACATACCCCTTGCGAACACCGCTCTGGATGAATAAGTTGGGTCTCGGGCAGATTACGATATTATCCGGTGGGTCGGTAGGCATGTCAGCCACATCATCGAGGGTCAGTGAGGATACGTAGGGCTTGACACGCTCAAGCAGTTCCTCCTTGTTCCTGTATCCCGTGACTATACGGATGAAGGTGCCGGGAAGCTGGCGTGTCTTGCAGTACCGTGCCTCGAACTCCCGGTAAGGGCCGAAGAAACCGGGGAACATGAACTCCATCTGCGCCCACAAGTCCTCAAGCCTGCCTTGTCCAAGTGGTGTCCCTGTAAGAAGATAGCGGAACTTTGAGCGTGTTGCATACTTCATGCAAAACTTGCTCTGCTTGCTCTGTCTCCTTGCAATCTTGTGGGACTCATCCAAGACCACGATGTCGAAGTGCCTGTCGTACTCCTTGCGTCTCCATACCTTCTCATAATTGATGAGGGTAATCTTGTCACACGCTTCCCTCCTCTTGCCTTTCATCTTGTTGATGTCACGTTTCCATGCCCCGAGAGCTGACTTGGGAGCGATGACAATGGCGTCCTTGGCCTTACCCTGCATGATGAGGTTACTCATATGAAGCACCATCGGGAGGGTTTTCATGACACGCATCGACCAAAACAGGGCGAAACTGTCATGTTCCGACAGTGTCCCCAATATTCTTTCTTGGTGTGGGAATAAGTCCATCACTTGCCTCCCAGTAATTCTGGATTATCGTGAGCATTACCTACAATCTCGAAATCATTATGTATGCGACCAAGTGTAAGTTCTTCACCTCGTTCGTCTCTTGTGTACACACCATATTCATTCATTTTCACTAAATACTTATGATGGTTATATATACAGTGCAGAACGTCACCTTCAAATATTTTTTTACCATTCTTATCTTTCTGACCGATATATTGACCAACTGTTTCTAGTATCACCTCGACCGCTAACTCCCCAATATCTTCCATGCAATTATATTCTTCATATTCATCTGGGTTAATGATATAAAGCACAGGACGGTTTGATTCAGCACGGAAGAAGATATTGTTAACCAAAGAACCTTCAACCCACTCTCCGTTGTCAACACGCTTTCCCCTAAATAGTATTTCTCTCATTTACCCGCTCCTTCATATTTTTCTTTCCACTTCTTTTCAGCTTCATCCCAAGGATTAGGACGTATAACTACTCCACCTGTTAAATCTTGCAGTAGTTCTTGCGCCCTTTTCATATCACCATCACTATACAGCAATGCTTTTTTACAATACATCAGACCACAACCTGTGATATTACTCAAATCTTTTATGTTTTTAATTGATGGTGTTGGGCACCCCATCTGAACATTACCCATCATGCCTGCTCCTTTTTCACAATCGTAAACCTTCCTGCTTTCTCTACCTTGTTTATCAGTCCCATTCCCTTGTATCCCCTCTTGCCCTTGACACGATTGGAATACTGTATACGCAATTCCTCAGCATTCTCCTTGAGGTAATTCGATACCGTCCTCATTGCCAAGGGTTTGAGAGCGTTCAACTCACACCATCGAGTGTAGGCTTCATAAAAATCACCGCTGGCGACCTCCTCGTCCTCGTTAAACACGACATTATCTGTATCCTGTATGAAAGGAATCAGACTGTTGCCGTCCTCCTGTGCTTCCTTGAGAGCCAACTCGGTGCGCTCGCTCGTGGTGAACTCCCATCCTTGAATCATCAGACGTTGGAGGCCCTTCAAGGCCCAATTAAGGACACCCTCAAGCTCGTTGTCGGTAATCTTCTTGCCGAACAACTTATCATCCTTGCGGTTCTTGTCACGCTCCTTGCACTTCAACAAGATGAGCCTCCTGTAGAACCCATCGGTGTGGTCGTAGCATGCTTCCAAGGACTTGTTTCCACTCGCAAGGATACGTGCATATGGCTGTATTTCATAATGCTGTTGCCCCTTGCGCTCAACGAGGACAGGGATGTTCGCTGTCACGAGCTTCTTGAATGTGCCCGTATCAGTCAGTGCACCACTCTGGAGGTCATCATCGTAGAACACGAGCTTGTTCTCAAGCTGTGCGAGCATGAAGCGGTTCTCCTGCAACTTATGAAGCTCCCCCTGCACCATAGAGGTGTGGAAGAGAGCGTGCATGACCTCCCCGATGACTGACTTGCCCTCACGACCTTTACCGATGATGATGAGGGACTTCTGCGCAACCGTGGTGGGTACAAGGCAATAACCGATGTACTCCTGCAAGGTAAGGATGTCCTCATCGTGCAACAACTGGTGAAGGAAACTGTCCCATCGAGGACACTCAGCGTTGGGATTATAATCCACACTCAGCCTGTTGAGGGTGAAACCCATGCTGACCTCATAGATACCTGTCTCGTCCACCTTGAGGGCCTTGTTGTGCAGGTTCACGATGTCATGCTGGAGCGGTGGTGGCTGGAAGAAACACTCGTTCTTTAATGAATCGAACAGTGCATTCACCTTCCTTGACAGGGACGAGGGTACATAGGGTTTCACAAGGTTCTGTATGTCGCTCTTGATGCTGTCATCGGGCACATGACCCTGCTCATCGTAGAACACGCTGTTGATGCAGTAAAGCTCATGCTTGCCCTTGTACCACTCCACAAAGAGTCCATCATCGATTGCAGGGCCTTTTTCCGTGATGGTGAGCCACTCGGGGTCTCCCTCGTCAACCGTGACCTTGTTCTTGCCAATCTTGTCAACGGCCCAATCAATGATGTGCTTGATTTCATCCTCGTTGGTGATGGGTGGTTGGCACAAACGCTTGTTGGTCTCCCTCACCGACCCTGCAAGCTCGGTTTCACCAATGCCCTTCTTCGTAGCCAACGAACACGCATAGGACAGCAATGTCGCATGACGCATACCGGAAGGGATTGTATCGGGGAGCTTGAAGGCCTTGGGAGGAATACGAATCTTGCCGATGGTGGTGTCGTCCAC